CGCGCTGCCGATTTCCTCGGTGACTTCACTGAACGCGATTTGGGATGCGCCCATCGCGCCCTCGGTGGATTTCCCGTACGCCTCCGCCTGGCCCGCCGCCTTGCGCTGGGCCTCGGTCAGCACGTCGGTGGCGGACATGCCCTTGGCGTTCATGTCCACCAGCTTCGCCAGGCTGGTGGCGTTCCCGTCATGGGCTTTCGCCACCGCGGCAGCCGCCTGCTCCAGCGACACGCCCGACAGGCGCGCCACGTTCTGGGCGGTGGTCAACAGGTCATTCGCCTGGGCCACGTCGCCCGTCACGCCCACCAGCGGCACCATCGCATCGCGAATCTCGGTGTCGGTGAACGCCAGGGCCTGGCCCGCCGCGATGCTGGCCTCCACCTGGGCCGCGTAGTCACCGTGGGCCGCGCCCGACGCCTCCAGGGCCGTCTGGAGGCGGGCCTGCTCGGCAGCGTCCTCGCTGGCCGCGGCTGTCCAGTCGCTGATGGCCCCCACCGCGATGCCAGCCGCGCTGGCGATCGCGCCCACGGGGCCTGGGATCGCACCCAGCGCGCCCACGAAATCGCCCAGGCTGGCATTCCCGTCCGCCAGCGATTTCAGCAGGCCGGACACGTCGCCCACGATCGCCACCTGGAGGGGAATCGTCACGCCCGCCCCCTCGCCCTGGCGCGCGCCCTGGCGCGCCTCGCCTGGCGCTCACGAATGCGGATGTACGCCCCCAGTTCCGCGTAGGTCAGCTGGCGCACCTGGGCGGGTGTCAGGCCCAGGGCGATCGCCACCGTCACGATTTCCTCCGCGATGGCCTGCTCCTGCGGACTCCCGGCAAGCCCGCCACCGTAGGGTCCGGGGGCGCGTGCCCGTTCACGCTGGCGGGCTGCGGCAGGACGCTCGGCAGCCAGCTGTCCGTTTCCGCGAACGGGGTGGCGGCCAGGGCGCGCAGCCTGGGGTCCGGGCTGGTGGCCAGGCGTCGGACGCGGACCCACAGCAGGGCCTGCCGGACGCGCAGCTGGGTGTGGAGGGGCAGCTGCTGTGGTTTCTCCAGGGCGGCCAGGCTGTCCAGGCCCAGCGTTTCCAGGATCAGCGCCGCCTCGCCCAGCCCGATGCTGCCCGCGATCGTGGCCGCGTCGGCATCGCTGATGACCACGGGCGTGGGCACGTCCAGGCCCGCCAGGTCCACTGGCGTCAGGCCCTCCAGCCCGTCGAGCTCAGCCGCCATTCGCGCTCACCACGTCACCGATCCCAGCCTCATACAGCGCGATGATTTCGCCCTCGCTGGCGTCGATCGCCGCCTGGACGTAGCCGTACCCCGCTTCGATCACGCCCGCATACACCAGGTCCGATTCCAGGCGGGCGGCCCCGTCCTCACCGATGGCCTGGAGGCTGGCGGCCAGCGCGCCCGTGCCCCTGCCCGTGGTGTTCGGCACGCCAGCAGCTGCGCGGGGCAGCACCAGGTCCGCGATCGCCTGGTGGGTGGCGGCCAGGTGCTGGACGCCCTCGCCGATGGCCGCGAACGCCGCCTGGGCCTCCGGGCCGCCCGTCACCGTCACGGTGACCGGATCAGCCACGGGTCAGCCCTCCGCTTCGGGGTCCGCGTCCTCCGTCGCCGCCTCGCCCTCGCCCTCGCCCGGATCAGCGGCGGGCGCAGCCTGCGGGTCAGCCAGCGGGCGAGGATCAGCCCCAGGACCCACCGGGCCAGGGGCATCCGGGGTGGTTTCCGTGGTTTCCGTGGTGCGCTCCGTGGTGGTGGTCATACCGCTACCGCCTCGCTGATCGGGGTGGACGCTGGCTGGGCGGGCTGGGGCGCGTCCTGGGCCTCCAGTTCCATGCTCACGGGGAACGCCGCCACCGCGGGCACCGGCTTGCCCTGGACGGGCAGCGAGACGGTGAATTCCGCGTATTCATCCACCGTGCCGCCGTACTCCGCCGCGATCGCGCGGGCGGTGCCCCCCATGCCAGGCTCGGTGGTGCTGGGAACGTGGGTTTCGCCGTAGCCGTCCACCTGGAAGCGGATCAGTTCGCCGTCATGATCGAACAGGAACCGGGCCAGCCCGTCCGCCGCGTCCCAGCCCTGGGCACCCTCCAGTTCCAGTTCCCAGGTGGTGGGCGTGAACTGGGTATAGAAACCGGTCGCGCACAGGGTCCGGTAGTCCTTCTGGTCGCCCGCGGTGGGCACCAGGCGGGCGGTTTTCACCTGGCAGCTGTAGCTGGCGAACGTGCCCGTGGCCAGGGCCAGCGATACGTGCGCGTCTTTGATCAGGCGGGGGCCGGTGTAGGGCATGGCTGGGTGTCCTCCAGGTCAGCAGGTTTGGTAGACGCGGGCGGCCAACACGGTGGCGGTTAGATATTCCGCGCCCCCGATGGCCAGCTGGCGCGGGGCGCTGATGTAGGGCCGCTCCCAGGCGTCCAGGCCCGCCACGATCGCCAGCGCGCCCGACGCCAGCAGTTCCAGCTGGGCCTGGCTGGCGGTGCCATCGAACGCGCCCGCCACCAGCAGCACGCCCCAGCGGACGCGGTAGGTGCCCGGACCCATTGCCCTGGCGTGCACGGCCCCCGGCAGCGGTTCCACCCAGGGCGCGCCCCCGGTCAGCAGCACCGCGGGCGGGGTCCAGCCGCCAGCGCCCAGGACCGCCACCGGCCCCAGGGCCGCCAGCGCGCCCGCCAGTTCGGTGCGGCTGTCGCGAAGGATCGTGTCCAGGGGCGTCACCCGATCGCCACCCGTCGCCAGCGCTCCAGCTGCGGCTGGACGTAGGCCAGGCTGTCGCGGGCCACTTTGATGGCCTGCCCCTGGGCGTCCGCGTACTGGGCGGAATCGAACTTCGTGTCGAACCGCCCGTAGGCGTTCACCGCCGCGGTGGCGGCTGCCGCCCGGATGCTCGCGTCACCGGCCACCAGGGCCGGATCGTTCGATGGGTCCGGGCGGTCCAGGAACCGCGCCACGTCGATGTTCACCGCGTCCGCCACCAGGACCGCCCTGGCCAGCTGCGCAGCCGTTGGCGCGGTGGGGTCAACGCCCACCAGGGCCAGCAGCTGGGCAGCCGTCACCCAGGCCGGTACATCGAACGGGTCCGCGGGCAGCGTCACGCGGCTACTTGCGCGATGCCGCGCGCTGGGTGCCCGCGCTGGCCGTCGACGTGCCGTGAACGATGCCCTTCGGCACGTACACGGCGGCCACGCCCATGCTCCAGATGGCCTGGTCCTGGCCGAGATGGGCCACGTCCTCGGCCGTCGCCTGGAACGGGCCGTCCTCCACCCACGCGGCAGCCTGGCCGTTGGATGCCAGGAAATCGAGCGCGGGCAGGTGCGGGGCGTGAATGACCGGCAGGCCGGACAGGTTCACGCGCAGGGTGGCCGCGCTGCTGTCGCCACTGGCGTTCAGCACCGGGGTGGGGGTGAGGATGCCGCCCAGCTGGACGAACAGGGTGGTGCCCGCCAGGACGAACGCCGCGGGCTGGCCCGTGGCCGCCTCCACCTGGACGCTGGCCGCGAACATGGCAGCCCGGATGGACTCTGGCGTGTCGCCCGGATCGCCACCGACGCTGATTCCCACGGTGGCCAGCAGCTGCGTGGCGAACGCCAGGTCCGTGACCGCCGCGTGGCCCGCCAGCATCAGCCGCGCATAGGCGGTCAGGTAGCTGGGGTCCGATCGGCGGATCAATTGCCAGGAAATATCGGACCCGCCTGCATAGGTCTCCAGGTTGGCCTGGGCGCGCAGGATCGGCACCTTGACGCTGTGGATTTCGGCCTTTTCGGTGGGCTGCTTCGCCACCAGGGTCTCGATGTCCACCACCGTGTATGGCCAGCCGATGGTCAGCCCGCTGCCCTCTGGCGTCTCGCGTCCGAACGCCTGGATGACGGGCCGGTTGGCCGCCAGGATGCCGCGCACCGTGCCCTGGACCCCTGGCGTGGTCACGCCTGGGTTGTCCACCGTCGTCTGGTTCACCAGGGCGCGCTGGGCGTACGCCAGCTGGCCCCAGTTCAGGACCGGATCGCCGCGCTCCACCGTCAGGCCGCGCTGGATCAGTTCGCCCAGGGTGCGGACGCCCGCCCACGGGCTGACCTCGGCCTGGCCGCCCGCGCGCAGTTCGGCCCAGGACCGCTGGGCGCGCTCCAGTTCGCCCAGCACCACGGCGCGGGCGAGGGCCTGCACCTGGCCCGCGTCCAGGGCTGGCGGGCTGGCGGGTGAGTCGCCAGCCGCGGGGGTGGTGTCCTGGTCCGGCACGTCAATGCCCTCCCTCAATGCGACAGTGGCCCCCCCGTAGGCGGGCCGGTAGGTGCCAGCGATGCCGTGGGCGATCGCCCCGGCCACGTGCGTGACCGCCCCACGCGCCCGCTGCACGCGCCCAGGGGTGAACTCGATTGACACGGTGTCCATGCCCGCGGCCACGCGCTCCGCGTAGTCACGGGCTGGCTGGCTGTCCAGCAGCCGCCCGCGGTACGCCAGGCCCTGGTCCGTCTCGGTGGCGCGGGCCATGCCCACCACGGTGCCATCGTGGCGGTCCAGCAGGGCGAGACGCCCGCCACCCTCCACGTACTCCGCGAACGCCCCGCGCTGGAACGTCTCGGTGGCCTCGCCGTATTCCTGGGTGGGGCCGCGCACGGGCACGCCGTAGGGCACCGCGACCCCTTCGATGTTCCGCCCGTCGCTGCCCTGTTCGTCGCGAACCGCGATGGTGCCCTGGCCTCGGATCATGCCGCGGACCCTCCCACTACCGTCAGGGGCGCGGGGCCAGCGGGCGAGGGGGCCGCTGGCGCGCTGCCCACGTCAAATGCGCTGTCAGGCGCGGGCGGCAGGTTCAGCCGTTCGCGGATTTCGTCGCGCGTCATCCACCTGCCCAGGGCCATCTCGTAGTACCGCCCCTGGGATTCGAGATCGGGCACCGTCAGGTCCGACAGGTCCAGCACCACGCGCCTGCCCGTCTCGCTGGTGGAATACACCCCCGGCAGTTCTTCGGTCAGGGCGTCACCGATCGGCCCCGCGTAGGCGGACAGCGTGTATCGCACCAGGTCAATGCCCGCGGATTCGGTGTTCACGTAGGTCAGGCTGCTCGCGTAGTTCGGCACGTTGGCGAGATGGGGCGGCACCCCGAAATAGCGCGCCACCGCGGCCCCCAGCCGCCCCGCGGCATCGCTGGCCCCAGCGGTGGCCGCGTCGGTGCCGAACGCCTCCAGGTGCGCGCCCCGCCCGAACACCGCGGGCGCGCCCGGATTGTTCTGGCGCTGGGTCACGTAGTTGCCCCGGATTTCGTTGGCCTGGTCCTGGGACAGCACCTGTTCGGTGGTGATGATCGTGTGGGGCGCGCCCCCGTTCTCCCAGAACGCCGCGTCATAGCTGGCCGCGCTGAACGCCGCGGTGAACGTCTCGCGCGCCAGGGCGATGACGCCTGCCACCTGCTGGTCCACCCCCGGCCACACGTCGCGGTACACCGGGCGGATGCCGTCCGGCCCCACGTCCTCGCCGCGATACGTCCAGCTGCCGTAGGGGGTGCGGCTCACTTCGTCCGGCAGCACGGGCACCAGGCTGCCGATGACGCCCTCACTGTCCAGTTCGCCGCGGCGAAGCAGCGGGCACCAGGACCACAGGGCCATCGTGGCCGCCACGCGCCAGCGCCAGTTCCGCGGGGTGATCGTCACGGCGGGCCTGCGCACCAGGCGGCTGTCGGGCAGGTGTTCGCGCCCGCGCCACTCGCCCCAGCGGGCGTTCCCCAGGGCGTCCGCGATCAGCTGGACGCAGCGGTGTGACACGGATTCGCCCAGGACGGTACGGGCGTTCATGGCCAGGGCGGCAGGCCCCACCACCAGCGGGGGCGCAGGTGCCAGGGCCAGCGATGGGGCGGTGGACTCCAGGACGGCGGACGGTGCTACAGGCTGCCCAGTTGCCCGCGCTCGCGCCCGCTCTGCCCTGGTCCGTTCACGCTTCCCCACCGCGGGGCAGGTTACAGCGTGATTTCACCGTATTCCAGTGTGGGTGTGCGCCGGCACCCGGATTTACACCTGCCCCCGAACGATCCGCGAGCTCGCGGTTACAGCCACACTTCACACGGGCCGCCCGCGGCAGGTGGGCGGCCCCTTCGGGCCACCTGCTGGGTTTCCCGTCCTCCAGGTGGCCCGGTTCAGAACACCTGGGGCGCGGACGCGAAATCGCTGGGGCGCAGCAGCCCGAACACCGCCCAGGCTGTCGCCCGGATGGCATCCACGTCGCCCTGGGATTCCGCCACCGACAGGTACCAGCGGCCCCCGTCCACTGGCGCGCTGGGCCGGACCCTGCGCACCTGGTCCGCCAGCAGCGGGTCCGGGCGGTGGAGGATTCGCGCGCCCAGGATTTCCGATCGGAACAGTTCGCTGGCCATGACCAGGCGGCTGGGCGTCAGGGGGTACAGCGTCAGGCCCCGCCCAGCTGCCCACGCCTCCAGGGCGGGCGCGATCGCGTGGGTGGCGCTGTAGGCGATCGCGTCGGGCTGCCATTCATTCACCGCCGCCTCCAGGGCGCGCAGCACCACGTCAGGCGGCAGGGTGGGGGCCTCGACGTCCAGGCCCGCGCGCAGTTCGCGGGTCACCTGGACCCAGCTGCGCCCGTCCAGGTCCACCGCGGCCACGATGCTGGCGTGGCCCCACGTCCGGCTGGCCTCCACCGCCAGCACCACCCGCTGGCGGTCCAGCAGCGGGTCAGGTGCCACCAGGGCGGCCCAGGCCCCGAGGGGCAGCCATTCATCGCTGCCCGCGGACCACAGGTTCAGCCGCTCCGATCGGAACTGTTCGGGCGGCAGCGAACGGTAGGAGCTGGCGATCGTGGCGGGGCCGATGCGCCCGTCCGCGATCGCTGGGCTGGCCAGCCGCCAGCTGCGCGGGTCATCGGGGGCCGCGTCATCGGGTGGGGCGTACCAGGTCATACCCAGCCCGCCTGGGGCCTCGGCCCCGTCCGCGATCCTCGCGCCGCGCTCCCACCAGCTGCGCAACAGGACCGATCGGTCATCCCCAGCGGTGGAAATCGCCACGATCAGCCCGTACCCCGCGGTCACCGCCTGGGTGGTGGTGGGTTCCAGGGCGGCCCACACCGTGAAATCCCGCTGGGTGCGGACTTCATCGAACACCGCCAGGCCCACGGTGTAGCCGCGGATGGCGTTGGCCGCCTCACGGCTGGCGACATGGTATTCACGGTGCCGCCCGTACATCGCTGACCGGATGCCCAGGTACCGCGTGACCGCCAGCCCGCGCCTGGCGTACGGCCCCACCCTGGCAGCGATCGGGGCCAGGTCCGCCATGACCGCCTCATACGGAATCCGGGCCTGGGTGCGATCGTGGGCCAGCCCGAGGATGACGCGCCAGGGCGGAATGCCGCGCCCGGTCAGGGCGGTACCGATCAGCGCCCGCATCAGCGCGGTTTTGCCGTTCTGGCGGGCGGTGCTGATGACGTACAGCCCGTGCACCAGCCGCCCCTCGCCGTCCACCGCCAGCGCCCGGTTGATGGCGCGCCGCTGCCAGCGGTCCAGGTCCAGGCCCAGGTCCGTGCTGGCGTACCGCGCCACGATCGGGCCGTATGACCCCGCGACGTTCCGCGGGAGGGGTGTCTGCCAGCGTGGGGCGGGGTAGGGGCGTCTAGTCGTGAGAGGGTCCGGGAAACTTCGCCTTCAGATCAGCGATCGCCGCCTCTGGCGTTGCCCCATACCCCTCGATTTCCCAGCGGCGGGCGATACGGACAGCGTGCGGATTCGTCGTGGTTGGCGCGTCGTTCGAGACGCGGGCGAGATACGTGCCGTCGGCACGCCGCAGGGTCCGGCCCTCCATCCACCGCCACCCGCTCACCCGTAGTCCACTCGCGCCCTGGCGCGGGGCGTGTCGGGCAGGCCCTCCCAGGCCCGCTCCGACTGGTCCAGTTCGGTGCCCAGTTCGTGGGCCACCTGGACGCCCAGGGTGATCAGCCGCTGGCGCGTGGCCAGGTCCGGGCGTTTCGGGGGCGCAGCTGGCAGCTGGGCGTCCAGCAGGCCGGGGTCAGGGGCGACGGGGGCCAGTTCGTCCAGCACCGCGGCCAGTTCCGCGCGCAGGGCCGCCTGCCACCGTTCCAGCAGGCTGGTGGTAGCGGGCGACGGGCTGCCCCGTTTCCGATCGTGTCGGCGGCCAGGGCTGCCACCGTCCAGGGGCGTGGGCATCAGTCTGTGCCGCCCGGAGGGGCCACCGCGTCCACGATGCTGGCGCGCCATTCCTCATCGCGCTGCGCCAGGGCCGCGTCCACGTCCTGGGTCATGGGCGGGGGCACGCTGTAGGGGTCAATTTCGTCCGCGGCCACGTACACGATCGTGGGATAGCTGCCCCCGTCACCGTAGGCGCTGCCCGTCGTCACCATGACCGCCCTGCTACCGCCCGCCACCGACTCCCCGATGGGCGCGCCCACCACCCACAGGGTGCTGGGTTTCGCCATCGCGCCCAGGCGATCGCGCAGGTTCGCGTCCGCGAAGAATTCCAGGCCCTGGGGCACGTCCGCGCGCTGGCCTGTCGTCAGGTTCGGGGCCGCCTTGATCGCCACGTCGTCGCCTCCGGGGGCCGTGCCCCAGCTGGTCAGGGTGGTGGAGTGATTCCCGTCCGACCACAGGCTGGGCGTCAGGTCCGACCAGCGCGCCCACGCGCCCGCGGACCCCTGGGGCCAGAGTGGATCGAAGTAGCCCACCAGGTCCTGGGCGGGCTGGTAGCCGTACAGCGTGGCCCCGTGCCCGAAACTGCCGCCCTGGCATTTCAGGTAGTCCGGCAGGTCCGCATAGTCCAGGCTGACCGCCACCGCCAGGCCCGCGCCCAGCTGGCCGCGGATTTCGGACACCGCCACCGCCTCCAGGGTGATCCCCAAGGCGTCCCGCGCCCCGTTCCGGAGTTCGCTCGCGTTCGATCCCGCGTTGTGGCCGCGCCCGGCTGCTGACCGGATCGCGTGGGCCTCATGGAACATGCTGGTGGACAGGTCAGGTTCCACCGTCCAGCACGCCTGGTGGGCCGCGCAGTAGCCGCAGCAGACGTAGGGCGTCTCGGCTGTCTCGCTGATGACCGCCAGGGGCGGGTCCAGGCCCGCCACGCGGCCATAGGGCGCGCTGGTGGGGCCGCCGTACATGTCGGGTCCAGCGATCCCGCTATCACGCTCGCGTGTCCGCCAGTAGGCGCGCAGCACCCAGCGTGGGACCAGCAGGTCACCGCCCAGCTGGACCGTCACCGCTGGTACTCCCGTGGGTCGCTGTTGGGCCGGAACCGGCCCACCTGCGGGCAGGTGGCGAAGTGGCTGATGCCGTCGCGATCGCTGGGGGCGCTGCGCCCCGCGGGCGTCCGGCACCAGGCGACGGGGGCGCGGCAGCCGCGGCACAGGCCGAGATTCACGAACGTGTACCCCGCGGGCACCGTCCAGCCAGGCGGTGGGGCCGAATCGGTCCAGGTCACAGGCGCGTCCCCCGGATCGGGTGATTCCCGATTAGAACGGGCGTTCTACGGGTTCCACCGGCACCATTCTGCGCGACACGTAGTGTCCGGGCCGGATTCGCACCGTCAAAAACGGGGGCAGCGATCGCGGGCGCGTTCGGACAGGCGCGCCCCGCCTGTGCCCGCCCGTGAACGCGAACGCCCGAACGCCCACGCCTCACGGCTACACGTCGCAGCTGCGCGCCCCATGCCACGCCCCACTGGTACACCCCTCGCACGGGCACCCTGGCCACGCCTACCCCCACCTGCTCCCGCCCTGCCCCCGCCCATGCGCGCGGGGGAGTGGACCCACCAGCGCACCAGGGTGGCGGTCGCCCAGGTTGCATACCCGGTGTTCGGGCTGGAGGTTGCCCACCGTGTCCACCCCACCCAGGTGCCGTGGGATGACGTGGCCCAGGGTCAGGCCCATAGGGTGCAGGCCCGACAGGTGAGGGGCGATCGCCTGGTGGCAGCGCCCGCACACCAGCCCGTCACGCGCCACCACCTGGCCGCGCAGCCTGCGCAGGGTGGCCCCCCTGGGCCGGTCATCCATGCCAGCCACCCAGGGCACGGACGCCCAGGGCGATCAGCAGCCAGCACACCACGCCCGCCAGCAGCAGCGTGCCCAGTTCGATCGCACACGCGCCCTCGCCGCTGGGGCCACTCGGTCCCGATACACGCCTGTTCACCGAAACCGGGGGCACCTACAGCCCAGCAGCAGACAGGCCCGGTCATAGGGGTGGAGGGGTCCGGGGTGGGCGCACCTGGCGCACCTCAGCCAGTAGGCGTCCAGCGCCGCGAACGGTTCCGCGGCTGGCGCGCTGGACAGGTCAGGTAGTGGGGCACCCCCGATGGGCTGAACGCCTGCCAGAGTCCGGTGTGCGGGGCCGTCGCCCACGCCACCACCTGGCCGCACTGGGGGCAGGGGCGCACGCGCTGGAACGTCCAGCCCGATGGGATCGTGAACTGGCCCGCTGTCGGCATGGCTCATTGTCCCCACCACGGCTGGAAATCCGCCCCCGTCATCCTGCGGGTGAATTCCGACTGGCCACCGACGCCACCCCACGCGGTTTCGGGCGTCCTGGGCCGTTCTGGGGGGGCAGTTTCGGGCGGTGGCACGGTTGCCGGCGGATTCGGGGGGGAATCGCGCAACAGGGCCAGCGCGCCCATGCGCGCCAGCTGGGCGCGTCGGGGCGGTTCCCACCGCCACCGCGCCACCCCGAACGTGAATCGGACCACGCCCTGGCAGCCCAGCACGGTGTCCAGGGCCACCACACCCCGGCTGGCCAGCGAATGGATCAGCCTGTGGGCGGTGCCAGGCGATCGCCCGAAACCGCGGAGGGGCGGGGCGCTGTACCAGGTGCGCCCTGGGTGCCGTTTCTGAACTGCCCGCAGGATGCCTAGAACGTGGGCCTGGCCCTCGCCCAGCACCACGTCCGTGTACCAGCCAGGTGACCACACCAGGGCCAGCGGGCGGGTCATTCGTCCTGGTCCACGGGGTGGTAGCCGCGGTGCCAGCCGCTGCGCATTTCGCGCCTGGCTGCGTCAGCCACCGCCCGGACCACCAGGTCATCCCGCGCCCAGCCGTCACGCAGGGCCGCGGTCACTTCTGCGCGAATTTCGGGGTCCAGGTCATCGCCCGTCACCCACGCGATCGCATCGTCCAGCTGATCGGTCATCGTCGCTGCCCGTCCAGGATCGCCAGCAGCTGGTCCGCGCACCTGCGCAGCTGGTCAGCGGACGCCTCGCGTTCCACGCGGCCCAGCGTGGTGGACCGTTCAGTGACGGATGCTCCCGCCTCCCAGCGCCCCGCCAGGGCGTACAGCGACATGACCAGGGCGGTGACCCTGCGCGGGGCCAGTTCGGTGGGGGCCGGGATCGTGTCGCGCTGCGCGCTCATGCCCGCTGGTCCCAGGGTGGCGTTCGCCGCCCCACGTTCCGCGATCGCGCCCAGTACATGGGCCGCCCGCGCCTGCGCCCTGCGCCACGCCAGCCGTTCCGAACGCGCAGGGCGTGTTCATAGCTGATGCCGAACTGGTGCACCGCTGGCCACACGTCACCGTCATGGCGTCGGATCGCGTGGGCCACCAGGTCAACGGGATACCGCCTGGGCCTCCGGGGTGGGCCGTTCAGTTCCACCCATCGGGCAGCGGTGTGGGTGAGTCGCGCGCCTGCCCCAACTTCCGATAAGGGAAGGGGTGTCAGGCACGCTCGCGAGTTATGTCCGCTGCCCGGATCGGGCGCGACAGCGCGGGCGTGGCGGGTCATCGGGGCGGATATCCTCCGGCTGGGTGTAGTGACCCACAGACGCTAGCACCGGTGTCGGTGCCCGTGCTGGCTGTCCGCGCTGGCCCGCCTGGCCTGGTGACCGGGTGGGCCAGCGTGTTTTCTCCACCCTGGCGCAGCTGGCCGCGACGCCAGGGGGCGTGAATGTTCGCACCCTCAGTACGTGAGACTTCAGTACGGGTGAACTGGTGTAGGTGGGACCGTTCACCCCGTACTGAGGGTGCGAACATTCGGCCCCGCGGTTGTCCACCGCCCGTCCACCGTGGGCTGCCAGTTCCCCACCACCCCTCCACCGCGCGTCCACCGTGGGCTGGGCGGGGGCCGTCTCACACCCCCCGCCCAGCGTTGTAGTGGGCCAGCACCTGCGCGCGCCCGCCTGGGCTTAGGGCCGCCCTCCCGGCAGGGGTGTGATTTCGTCGGGCCACTCGGACGGGGGATCGCCTGGCTTGGTGACCGCGCCCGCCGCGCTGAACGCCACCCACACCACGGGCATCCGCTCAAAGGGCAGTTTCGTGGCCCCCCAGGGCGATGGCAGCGCCGCCGTAATGCCCGTCTGGACGTAGGAATACAGCTCCATGATGCTGCCGGGGGCGTTCGTCGGAATCCCGCCCGTGATGCCCCGCCGCGGGTCGCCCACGCCCGCTGTCGTCAGCGCGCCAGCGCCGCCCTGCATCGCCAGGGCCAGCCAATACCAGCCGGGGGTCAGGGGCGTGCTGGTGAACACCGAATGGACACCGCCCCCGGTCGTGGCAACGATGCCCGCGTCCACCACCAGCTGGTCGGGCACCCCGCCGTTATCGCGGTAGATGCCCATGCGGGCCTGGGTGCCAGCCACGCCCGCGCTGCTGGAACAGGCCAGTTCGGACACGGTGACCGGCTGGGCGATGTAGATGTTGGAGGCGTAGAGGAATCCAGCGGACAGCGCAAACTGGGTGTTCTGGCCCAGGGGCATGGTGTAGTACAGGCCCGTGCGCAGGGCCATGACCGCGCCCGCCACCCCAGCCGGACCCTGCGCGCCAGCCGGACCCTGCGGCCCAGCCGGTCCCGTGCTGCCCGTGCTGCCAGCCGGACCCTGTGGCCCCTGCGGACCCGTAGGGCCGGGGTCGCCCGTATTGCCAGCCGGACCCTGCGCGCCAGCCGGACCCTGTGGCCCCGTGCCCCCGGTCGCCCCAGCCGGACCCTCCGGGCCAGCGGGGCCGGTCGCCCCGTCCAGGCCGGATTCACCCTGGGGGCCAGGGGGTCCGGCTGGTCCCACGGGGCCGCCCGTGATGACGTCCACCACCAGCACGTCCAGGGCGGGCGTCACGTCCACCGTGGGATCCGTCATGGCGTCACCACCTCGCGCGTTACGTCCTGCGTTACGGTCACGGGACCAGCCACGATGGTGATGACGGATCCGCTGGGGTAGGTCAGTTCCAGGTCCCAGCTGCCCCGCGTGAGCTCCACCGCGCCCCAGGCGTCCGCGGACAGGACCACGTTCACCATGTTGGGGGCGGCCACGTCGCAGGCCAGTTCGATCAGCCTGCTACCGCCCGGACGGTCGCGCACCTGGGCAGCTGCGATCACGCCCGTCAGGTCCGTTGGGATCCCGCCTGGCGTGTCCTCCCACACCCTGAACTGCCAGCCGTAGGTGTCGCCCCGATACAGGGCCAGGGGCATCAGTTCGGGCCTCATGTCCGCCTCACTAGCTGCGCCTGCGCGGCCAGGTACGCGCCCCGTGCTGGCAGCTGGGCCTGGACGCCAGCCGCGGTGGATTGCCAGCTGGACCCCGGCGCGTAGTCAGCTGGCGCGGGGCCGATCATGGCCCGGTAGAACACCGCGCCCCCGTCGGCGATCGCGTCAGGGGCGGGCGACATGGCCCAGCTGTCCGCCAGGCCCGCGACGTTATCGCCCAGGGTGACGTTCGGGGCCAGGCGCGCCAGGGCCACGTCCACCGTCGCGGGCAGCGCCCAGCTGGTCTGTGGCTGGCTGCCCGCGTCAAACGCGGTGATGGACAGCTGGACGGGGGTGCCGTTCTGACCAGGGGCCACCTGGAGGCTGCCCACCTGGGCCATGCCGTTGGCGTCCATGCTCAGGTTCCCCGTGGACCCAGGGCCACCGCCCGCGTAGGACCACTGGACCAGGCCGAATATCGGGGTGCGCCCTGGCAGCACCAGGACCGGGATGGGGGCGGTCACCAGGGCCGTGCTGCTGTCGGCTGGGTCACGGTAGGCGGCCCGGATCAGCGGCACGTCCAGAAACTGGCCAGAAATCAGCTGGGGCAGGATGACCGGCCCCGCGGTGCCAGGCGTCAACACGCCCATGACGGCAGCCGCGTACAGCGTGCCGTTGAATCGCTGCTGGACCGCCCCGCCCGCGGTGGTGTCCGCGCCCAGGGTGAGGGGCAGGGCGTTGGCCGCGATCGTGGCCACCGGGCTGGCGCTGCCAGCTGTCTGGCCGTCCACCCACAGGCTGAACAGGCCGCCATCGTTCGCGCCCATGACGGTGTGGACCCCGGTGTCCAGCGCGCCGCGGCTGCTGGTGACCAGGACCGCCCCGCCCGCGATCGCCAGCTGGGGCGTGCCCGTGGCGTCCAGGCGCAGCTGGTAGGCCCCCGCGCCCTTCGATACCAGCGAACGGATCGCCCCCGTCGCCCCGCGTTTCACCTGGCACCACAGCGCCCAGTTGCCCGTCAGGTCCAGGCTGGCATGGTCGGGCACGGTGACGTGCTGGCTGGTGCCGTTCATCGTCACGCCGCCCGCCACCCCGCCCAGCGTCGGGCTGCCCACGTACTGGCCGTGGTTCTGGACCGGACCCCACGCCCAGGCCCGCAGCCCCGACGTTTCGTCCAGCGCCCACCAGCTGCGGGTGTCCTGGCTGTCCGCCATCAGCCCGACGCCTGCCAGGTCACGGTGAGGCTGCCCATGCCACCGGGGGCGGCCACGTTCGTGCGCAGGGTGTCGCCCGTGACGTACCAGGTGGCCCAGGCGGGGCCGCCCTGGCTCGCGCCCAGCGCGCCAGTCCACTGGGCGTCCAGGTCCAGCATCAGCTGGTGACTCACCAGCTGGGTGCCCGTGTCGGTGCCCAGGATCAGGCTGGCGGTGGCGTTCGATTCTTCGTCCACCTCCCAGGCCACGCCCAGCAGGCGCACCACGGTGTCCAGGACCGCCCCGAAACCGTCCACCATCAGATGGACCCTGCCCGTGAACAGGGGCACCGCCTCCAGGGCCGCCACCGTGGCCGCGTCGGTGACGTTGACGGTGGCGTCCTCATAGCCGCGGCTGGGCAGCCTGGTCCGGGCCAGCAGGAAGTTCGCCCAGGTGTCCGCGTCCGCGTCCGACAGCAGCCGCAGGTCCAGGCGGCTGGTGGTGCGCAGGCCGTATTTGTCGATGCTCGGCTGGTCCTTTTCGGTGACGGTGGCCCCGCCCGATCGGGCTGCGCTCACCTGGTTGCGGATCGTGTCGCGCTGGGTCACCAGGGCGATGGCGGCCAGCGGGATGCCGCCCGCCTGGCAGCCCAGCTGGAGGGCGGGCGCGCCAGGCGTCCAGGTGGTGGTGCGGGTGCGAAACACCACGCTGCCGTTCGGGCGGAAATCCACGCTGCCCAGTTCGTTCTGGACCGCGGCCAGCAGGTCCGACCACGCGCTGTTCACCAGGTTGCCCGCCTGGAGGATGGCCCCGCCCGCCTCCAGGTCACGCTGCCCGGACCCCGTGGCCACGCCCGCCAGGTCCAGCAGGCGGCCCACGCGCTGGCTGGCGGTTTCCTGCGGCAGCGCGGTGGGCGTGTCAACGCTGGCCATCTTCGCCGCGCCGTCCACCGCGCTGATGCGGGCCACCGGGCGCGGTTCCAGGTCGGGGTCATCGGGCGGTTCCAGCTCGTGGCGGATTTCACCGATTCGCCCGATGAACGCCACCTGGCCCGCCAGGCTGACCCGGACGGGCACGCCCACGTCAATCTGCCCGGTGTAGGCCCCGCCCGGATTCGCTGGGTCCAGGTCGCGGTGGGGGTCATACAGGTAGATGCTCGCCTCGCCCGCCTCCGGTACCGCGATGACCCCGCGATCCTCGCTGGCCCCGCGCGTCCAGCCCGCCCCGAACACCTGGCAGGTGATCGCGCGCCACACCCCGGCATCGGTGGCCGCGAACTCCACCACCACCGGCACCGGCATGCCCTAGTACTCCCGCGTGGGCGCGTCGGGGCCGTTGGTGTCGGTCCAGTGGCGGTACCCCTCGCGCACCAGCCGCGTGACCCGCCTGGGGTCGCCCCCGTACACGTTCACGGTGACCCCACCGCCCGAACCCGAACTACGGCCCAGGACGCCACCGGCTGCCAGCGCGCTCGCACCACCGCCAGCGGCCAGGCTGAACGGCAGGCTGGGCAGGCGGATGTTCGCCAGCGGATTCACGCTGTCCAGGAACCGGCCCACCGCCGCCACCGCGTCACCCACCCACTTCACCAGCTGGATCAGCATGTCCACCACGCCCTTGATCGCCTGGGCGACGATCGCCAGCACCTGGCCCACCAGGCGCAGGGCGGGCACCAGGACGGGCACCAGCAGCCCGATCAGTTCGCCGATGCTCTGGATGATCGGCAGCAGGGCGGGCAGGATTTCGGTGAGGATCGGCAGGAACGCGCTGCCGAGTTCCTCGGTGACTTCACTGAACGCGATTTGGGATGCGCCCATCGCGCCCTCGGTGGATTTCCCGTACGCCTCCGCCTGGCCCGCCGCCTTGCGCTGGGCCTCGGTCAGCACGTCGGTGGCGGACAT